GTACCAGTTTTGGAACCATTTTGGAACCGCCTTGTTTTGAGGCGGTTTTCTTAGGGTGTAAAAAAGCCCGTAACTCATTGAATTACGGGCCTTAGGTGTATGGTCGGACTGAGAGGATTTGAACCTCCGACCCCCGACACCCCATGACGGTTAGTTAAAGTGGCTAACTGTATGAATATAAAGAAATGTCGTTCTTTTTGTGCCTATTCCTATCGTTCATTTTGGTACAATTCGCCTCAATTAAATCAATAGGTTACAAACGAGTTTTGGAACCCAAAAATTAGATTCCAACCCTATTTTTCATCCAGCCGTAGACAAAGGTTTCGTTCTTCTCTCGGCTTTCGGAAATCTCCAAGTATCGCCCACCTTGGCTTGCATTCAGCGACTTCCAAAGTACCTTTTCGCCCTCTTGGCCTCGTTTGGCCAAGAACGCCTTTAGTGCTGTAATTGTCGCTGGGCCTATGTGCCCATCTACCAGCAGATCTTTATAGTACTGCTGCTTGTTGTTGTAGACGTTGAGCCAGCGTTGAAGGAATTTTGCAGCAATGCCTTGCCCCATGTTTACGCCTGTATCAATGAGTTCTTCACCAACGATTGGGCTAACGGCATGCACCAGGTCAAAGCGCACTCTAAGCACGTACTCATGTAAATACAGCGCTTTGGCGATATCAGGGGTTAGGTCTGCCATCGAACCTTCATAGCCCAATCTGCGTGCTGTCGCTTCTGTAATTCCGTAGGTTGTGTCGCCGCCTAAGTCGTCTTCGTTATTTGAGCGGAAGCCTTCCTTTTCCATGATCTCGAGAATTATCTCATCAATGGTTCTTGCCTTGAGTAAGTCGCACATAGTCATCTCCTTAGGTTGATGTGTGCATTCTTACCTTGCTGGAAAACCCCTAAGAGGGCGTTCTTTATGAGGTCTCGGTATCTATTGATAAACGCTACTCCTATATAAAGAACGCCCATCATTAGACAGGCGCTTCATTCCTTTATTGTTGTTTCCCCCGCACCCCCTAGAGAGATATGGGCGCGCAGATAGGGGCTGTGGCTTGAAAAATAAGATGGCGGCTTGGGTGTGGGCTGTCAATTCTTATGTCACGCATACTTAGTCAAAACCTGTGAATATATGGGGCTCTTTGTCTCATCCCTTATTGTCTCTGGCTTTGTAAGAAAATTACCCCCATAAGTCAGCTTTGTTTTTCCATAGGTTTGCTCTCATTTCCCATAGGTCGCCAAATTGATCCTTTTTGCGCCGTTCTTCTTTCTTTTCTTTCTTTATTTAATAAAAAGAGAGAGATAGATAACTAGGAAGAGAGAAAGGTGCGCAAATTGGTCTCCATAGGTTAATTTTTCTGCTCATTTTTTGTCCCATATGTTTTTTGATAGCCCATAGGTTTTTCCATGGGTTTTTAAAGCCCCTCCAAATGACCGGAAGCCTTATGAATACTGGCTTTAGTGAGTTCTCACCCTACGAGATCAGAGGTCCATGGATTTTTCTGCCCCCGACCAAGAAATAAAAACAAACCAAGCTTCAACTGATCCAATTGATCAGTTTCTTACCTGGAAGAGAGATAGTGAGAACTGCAGCGCTAAAACAGTACGCAAATATCGTGGCTTGCTTGAGCAGCTAAAGAAGTTTGTTGATGGCCAATTTGACAAGGTTGAACTGAAAGATTTGGAGCAGTTCTCCGGTGGTTGGCTGCATCGAGCTGGCTATTCTGCTGCGTCACGAAAGGTGGCCGTTGCGGCTATTCGAGGCTTTTACTCTTTTCTTGCTAAGCGGCGCCTTGTCGCCAAAAACCCTGCAGCGGATTTGGTTTACCCTAAAATTGGGCGCAGATTACCGCGATTTATGGGGCTCAAAAGTGCAGAGGCGTTGTTGTTCCAACCTGAGTTAACATCGCTGTCTGGTGTTCGAGATAGTGCGATGCTGTCTTTGCTGATTGGCTGCGGTTTTCGTGTCGCTGGCCTATGTGGTTTGAATGAGTCACAGCTTATTTGGTACCAGTATGGTGAGGTTGAACGTCTGGCCATTCGTACCATGGAAAAAGGGGAGCGTGAGAGATTGGTACCTGTTCCTCTTGAAGCTATGCTGCTTGTTCAGGCTTATCTTGGCCATCCCGACCTTAAACAGGTTGATCGTCTGCTTGATGATGGCGACCAGGTACTGTTTGTTAATCTTCGTAACCGTCACGTTCCGGAATGGGAGCACCGTGGAGAACTGCGGCGCTTATCAACTAGAGCTGTTGACCGGATGATAAAGAAATATGCGATCGCCGCGGGAGTTCCTGAAGACCAAGCCCACGCTCATGCACTACGTCACTTGTTTGGTACAGAGTTAGCGGAGTCGGATTCCAGTACTCTGCAGATTCAAGCATTGATGGGGCATGCGGACCCTAAAACGTCAGAGATTTACACGCATATCTCGATGCGTAAGATGACGAACGTACTGGATAAAGGGAACCCATTAGGGAAAATTGATACGCCAGTTAGTGCCTTGCTGAATGAGCTTAGAAAAGGGAAACGCCTATGAAATTAAGACCACTGCATGATTGGGTAGTAATTCAGCGAGATGAACGCCCCAGAAGCCTGTTGTGGACGCCAGATAAGCCAGATAACACAGGTGAGGTAGTCGCCGTTGGCCCTCAGGTAAAGGAAGTAGCAGTAGGCGCGAGAATTCAGTTCAATCCTTATGCGGGGCTTGATGTCACCGCCAATGGCCATACCTGGCTGTTTATCAATGAAGCTGAGATATCAGTTATCTTCGACTAAAACCAACCCCTTACGTATTCCAAGCCCTGAATTTTTGAGAGCTCTACACAGACTTCCTTACTGCACTTTAACGTCTTAGAACTGATATAACCTGTCTTTAACTTATTTTCTAAACTCAGGTATACTGGATGTTGGCGGACGATTGCGGGAGCTTTGAGAACTCGCTTTCGAAACGACCAAAACCGTCAATGTGATACATATCACTAGCTGCACATACTGACAGATTGTGCAGCTCATCAGTTTACTGTGGTGCCCGAGCCTTTGTGTTTACTGGATTCAGTTTTCATGAAGGATTAGGGAATGTGCAGCTCAATCTCAAAATATCTCGATGTACTCAAAGATCACCAGGTTACCGCTCAAGGGGTGGGGGCTCGGCATAGAGATATCCCCCTGCTTTCAGAGGGGGGACGGTACCTAGAAAACTGCACCAAATTAGAACTCTCACTAAGTGCGCCTGAGCTTGAAAAAGCCTTCGCATGCTTAGCATTGCCTGAGCATTGGGCAGAGATACAACGCCATCTCGGAGCGCTGAAGTTTTTAGAGCTTTGGCGAGGCCTAGAAACCCTACGCACTGGACATCGACTAAGAATCAATGTTGCGCGCATGAGTAGTGACCACCTCGAAATGTCTGATGACGACTTTGAACTGTGGCTAGATGCTCAACGCCTATCTAAGCCCTGGTTTGAGGTCTATTACACGACTACAACCGAGCAGTATCGGTATATTTGGCAAACGCTTTATCAAGCGGCTTATCACCCTGGGCGTCGGACCCTGCGCATTTACGTGCCGAGCTTCAATTTCTGGAACAAACATTTAAAGCGCGTGCTGATGTTCAACCTTTTGGCCGCAGGCATGTCAAAAGATAAAGTTTCGCACCACTTGTTACTCTGGACTGGGCAATCTGCCTCTCTCACCCGAATCAACCTTGCTTCTAAGCTGCTAGCGGAAATGACTCCCTCCTTTCAAGAAACAAAATCGGGCGAAATGGCGTTATGAAACAGAATAATCAGCCTAAATCCATGGTTACATTCAAGTGCAATTCCTGCGAATACACCTTCAAAAGCGAACCAACGCGCATTGAAGATGAGCCCAATCGTGCCCACCCATTTCGATATTTTGCGGTGTGTGATGGCTGTCAGCGAGAGGTGCAGCAAGTGCCTTGGGAAGTTGGCCAGTTTTGTGCGGTATTGGCTTCAACAGGTCCAAAAACAGCGGAAGGTAAGGCGCGATCATCAGCTAATCTTCAGGCTGTGAGCGACAGAGCGCTGAGCCGATTCAATGCCTTGAAGCACGGAGCAACGGCGAGAACCGCCTTGTTTTTCCCCGCTCGACCTGGCAAGTATCCGCAGTGTGCCACTTGTGATGTCGACCAAACGTATTGCGCGACTCAGCCAGCCTGTATCAAACGAACAGAACTAATGATGCAGCACCTTATTGCGTTTCAGTCCAACGACCCGAGCAAGCTCACCGAACTGCACGCCATCAATCAGGCAAACATGGCGGCTATCTTTCAAGACATGATGCAAACCATTGTTGCTGATGGTGTTGCCTTGCGTAATCCAGTGTATGACTTCGACAAAGAAGGTGGTTTTCACATCGGTCAGTACACTAATGACCGTGGAGAAAAGACAATCATTGAAGAGGTCAAAGCACACCCACTGCTAAAACCTATGCTCGAGATGCTGAGCAAAAACAATCTCTCGATGTCCGATCTCAACATGACACCGAAAATTCAAACTGACCACGGTTTGGAGTTGGGCCGGATGCAGGAGCAAGAGGATGAGCGTGAATCTGCACTGGAATATCAGAAGCAGATGAAAGAGCAGATGTCGGGCCTGCGGGAAATGATTGCGCGCTCTCGTCAGCGTGTCCGTAATGACGACATCCTCATTGAGCACAGCCAGGAACACGGCGCTGAGGATGACGACTACATCGATGGAGAAGTCGATCGTGGCTGACCGCATTAGCGCGAAAGAGCGCGTCGAAATTCAGAGTCGAGCGCAAAAAGAGATCATGCGTTACGCAGATAACCACGGCATGTGGCACAAACACGTTCACAATGTCGAGCTGGACCCCGTTCAACTGCTCAAAATGGAAGAGATGGATATCCATCAGAACACGGTTGATTTCAGTTGCCGCAGGACAGGTAAAACAGCCGTAAAAGAGATGTACTTTCTCAACTGGAACGCCATCAATGGCGATCAAGAGGGCGGTATCGTTGCGCCCAGAGAAGCACAGTCACTGGTTAACCTCGGTTATCACCTGGATGCCATTCGTCGTTCCGATATCTTGAGTGGTTTCATCGCTTACAAGTCAGGCCGCAAACAGCTGGCCGATACCTACTATGAGTTTGCCAACCGTTCCAAAGCACGGGCTTACGGTATCATGGCCAACGTCGATGGTGGCGATTTGACTTGGGCGTCATTGGAAGAGGTGGACGACCTCGATGCCGATCGTCTCTATGGCCGTTTCCTATTGATGATGGGTTCAAGTCGTCGTTTGGGCGCGAGTAAAACTGCGATAAACAAACCACAAATTCGCATCACCGGAGTATTCAAAGGCGCCGACACGTTAAGCGGCTTGATTGATTCTGGCGAGTATCACTGCTTACCTACTGTTGATTGTTATCTCGGCATAGAGCTGGGTATTTTGAATGAAGAGTTCATTATGTCCATGCGTAAGCAGCTGCCTGAGGATGAATACATTCGTCAGTTGCTGTGTATCAACGTGGCGGCAAAAAACCTCATCTGGGAAAAGTACATTCGTTACGCCATTCAAGTTGGCGCCAAAATTGGTTTGGAACCTGCCGAACCTGAGCCCTATGCGGTATACAAAAAGCGCGGCGTTATCGCTTGGGGTTATGACCATACAGGCCACGGTGAGAACCTTGCCTCTTCGCGTTCGTCATTGGTCATTGAAGAGCAGGTGGGCAATTGGTCTGTCGTGATCTTCTGTAAAACGTGGCACCCAGGAACCGATGAAGGGGTGATTCGCAAAGACCTCGTTGGGTTCTGGCGTTACTTTCGCCCCGACTACGCGATTGGCGACGCCTTTGGTATCGGCCTTATCACGCAGGTTAACGATGATCTTTTTGCTGAAGGGTTAACGCAAATTGACCGCCGAACCATTGGCGGTGGTGAAAGCACTGCATCCACTTGGCCAGAGTGGGCATTCTCACCGCTCCGATTTGAAGGGATGGTCAAACATCAAATGGCGCAATCACTACGCAGCGCATACCACAACAGACAAATGGTGTTGCCGTATGTCGATGACAGGGAATCAGACCCACAGTTGGAAGACTATGTAGCCTTGCCACGGCAGTTAAAAAACATCAAACCCTCACCGGTTAAATCTGGCAGTTACAGCAGCTACCAGATGGTGAAGAAAACCATTGGCGATGACCTATTTGATGCACACATGGCAAGCCACTGGGCGTTAGTTACCCAAGGGGCTGCACCTGTCCCGAGCATCATCACCATCAACCACAAAACTCGAGAACAACTATTAGGCGCACCAGGCGCATTCAACTTGTTAAGGAACCTACGATGAGCAAGTTATCCCAAATTTGGGCCATATTGAGAAACAAGCCTCTCCCTTCCGCGCCTAATACCTCCGGTAATCAGCATGGCTATGTCACGACTGAGAAAGGCCACATCGCAGACCCTGAACGTTCAGTGCAATACCTTTACGACCAAATGCAGATAGACCCGAACCTACGCGCAGCTATTGTGATGCTACGTTATATGGATAAGGTTGATCCTCGGGTGAAAAAGATTCATCGACGTATTGCGCGTGATGCCACCAAAGGCGGTTTGAAACTGCATTGGATTGGCAAAGAAAGCACCCGTGTCAGCAAACTTTGGCAACAGTTTACGCTTCGCTTGCAGCTCAACAACCGCATGAAGCTGATGAGTGATGCCGCAGGCTTGGCCAAAGAGGGCAACTTACCGCTGCAGTGGGTGGTCAACGAGCAGCGTCAGGTGACAAGCTCGGTACGTATGCCGACCGAAACGATTATTCCCATCGTGGACCGAACCGGACGTTTCAAAGACGTCAAACAAGCATTTCGTCAGGTAGACCCACTGACCTACGAAGAACTGTGTACTTTTCCGCTCTGGCAGCTCACCGTAAGCCGATTAGACCCAGATAACTTTGATGATATGGGTTGCATGGGACGCCCATATCTCGATGCCGCGAGGCCCATCTGGCAAAAGCTGATCATGACAGAAGAGGATTTGGTGATTCGTCGGCGAACTCGAGCACCGCAAAAGCTAGCGCATTCGCTCGATGGGGCGGATAGTAAAGCTTTAGATGAATACCGTGAACGAGTGGAAGGACAATCGGGAGAAATCGCCACTGACTTTTACGGCAACAAACTGAGCGTCACGGCCATCGGTGGTGATGCCAACCTAGAGCAAATTGCCGATATCACATTGCTCATCGATGCCTTCTTTTCCGGAGCGCCTGCACCCAAAGGGTTGTTTGGCTATGTAGACGATCTCGCTCGAGACGTTCTTGAAGATTTAAAACGCGATTACTACGAAGAGATTGATGCTTTGCAAGATGCGCTGGCGTATGCCTATGAAGATGGCTTTAAGCTGCAACTGTTGTTAGCCGGTATCAACCCTGATTCGCACCAGTTTCAAATCCAGTTTGCTGAACGTATGACCGATAGCAAAAACCAACGCGCAGACTTGGCACTTAAATATCAGGCATTGGGTATGCCAAGAAAACTGGCTTGGGAAGCGGCGGGGGTGGATGTGCAACGAGCAGAAGCCATGCGTGAAGACGAGGCAAACAGTAAAGACCCATACCCAGAAAACCACGACATCGATGATGAGGACGATAAGCCGCAGCACAAAGTCAGTATCACCCCAAACAATCAGCCGAAAGGCGAAAGCGCAACCTCTATCAGTAACGGGTAACGTACATGGCAGACAATCAACGCACACAAGTCCAGGCAACTATTCGCCGAGCGATGCAGGCCGCGCAGCGAGCAACCAACGAGTTAGATGCTGTAGCCATGCAAGAGTTAGCCACGCTATATCAGGCGGCACTGGTTGAAATCCAGTTTCTGATTAGCAATGCGGCCGATGAAATAGGTCAAGTTCGTCTTTCCCAGCTGCAGATACTAACCAAGCAGATTGAGGAGATACTTAATCAAATTCATCAAAAACAATCGCAACTGGTAGAAGGCTATATTGTTGAAGCTGCTAAAAATGGCGGGAACACTTTCAGCAGTAGTATTCCCGCCGCAAAAGTTTCTGAGTCGATTGATGCTGCCGTTCTGGCAACCCGAACCATGCAGCAGAAAGATGGGTTACAACTGAGTGAGCGGCTATGGCGTGTTCATCGCAATGCTAAACAAGAGCTAACCAACGCGGTGGAACGCGCCGTCATCCTCGGCCATTCAGCCTCCGAAGCCGCGCAGGACTATCAACGGAGAATGCAGCCTGTTCCGGCTGAGCTTGCTCAGCAAATGAATATGGCCAGCAGCTCTGGAATCAATAAAAAGGTCAGTGATGTGATCATGGAAGATCAAGGCGCACCGTATCACCAAATCAAGCGAGTGATGAGAACTGAGATTAACCGAGCCTACGGCATGGCGTTTCAGAACTCGGCTTTTGAAGATGAGTTTGTGGTGGGGACTAAGTTCAAGCTAAGCCCGAACCATCCTAAAAAGGATATCTGCGATATGCACGCCACGGCCAATCTTTATGGCCTTGGCCGTGGTGTATACCCACGAGGTAAAAGCCCGTGGCCAGCGCATCCTAATACCTTGAGTTATGAGCAGGTGGTGTTTGTTGATGAAGTGACGGAAGAGGACAAAGCAGGCGCAACAACACGAATTGATTGGCTGAAAAGCCAAAGCCAGGCGACACAGAAAGCAGTGCTAGGGCATAACAAGAAAGTATCCGCTTTACAACAAGGCCACTTAACCCAAGGGATGATTGCGACCCCTTGGAAGCACCTAGAGCCAGTGCTGAAACGAAAAGGCATTGATACTGCAAGCCTGTGAATAACTTGCCCCCTGTTTTCCACGTAGCAAGCTTTATAATACATACGTCAGTTAAAAGTAGGACTGGATATAACCAGCCAACGCTAGGAGCTAAAAATGAATACGGTAAAAAAACATCAGCCTCAGGATAACGGTCAGCGCGTCAGTGAAGTGATGTGTCTCTGTGGCCATCGCATCTGCGACAGTGAAGGCATCATTCGTTCTCGATGCGTTAAGCTGCTCGAAGGGGAAGCGCTCTGCCGTTGCAAGCGTTGGGTAAAAGTGCCAGTGGTAAAAAAAGCCTGATGTAATATCAGGCTTTAAGTTTTTGAAATGTTTAGACTGTCCAGATTTGGACAGTCCTACTTGCTGTCTTTTACTTTAACCTTTCCTGTCTCGATCGCGGCTTTCAGGGTTAGTTTATCCAGAACATCCGTTAACACACGTATTTGAGCGTTAACTTGCAGTATCTGCTGGAACGCATCCTTTTCTGATAAGTCTTCTAATCGCACATCCCCTTCAACACTTTTCTCAAGGCGAGCAACAAGTTCAGCATTTAGTGACCGCATGTTTTTCTTCGCTTCTTCTTCAAGTTTGTCTTTCAAATCAGACGGCATGCGCAAGCCAAATGGATTAATACTTCGACTCATTTTTTTGTTCCATTAGAAATTCATAATTACACAGTGTAATTATTTCATGTTGACATGGATAGACACACCGTGTAATCATAAATGTGATTTCACGGTGTAACTATGGAGTTAAGAATGAAATTTGAAACACAAACCCAATTGAGAACAACACATGAGTTGATGGATTGGTTGACTGAGATGGCAAAAAAGCACAAACGAAGCAGAAACGCAGAGATTGTTTACCTGCTAGAGAAAGCAAGAGAGGAGCAAGAAAAAACGAACGCATAAAAAAGCCCCGTGGTGTTGTAGCACCTACGGGGCGGTATTGACCCACCCAGCTATCAAACAAAGGAGGACTCAATGTCCCGAAAGATTACCACATCATTGCCAATAGGCAAAGACTCTCACACCCTCGTACTTGAAGCCCGTGAAATGGTGGGCGGTTTAGCCGCCATTGCTGGCGCAAGCAGCGGCGCGGTAGAAACCCTCACCGCAGAGCAACTGTTTTTTCTTTTCCAAGCTGTCGGTGAAAAGCTCGATGTCGCCCTCGCACTTCTGGAGGCCGAATGATGACACGCTCTCAATTTGGCCGCTTACCCATTAGCGAAGCACTCCACAACCCATTGCACCATAGCGAACTGCGTGACTACGCACGGCAATGCTGGCCGCCAGTCGCCAATGCGCTGCAAAAAGCCCTAAAAAAGCAAGGAGGTGATCAAACCCAATAAACCCAGCTCCAACGCCATTAATGAGCGTAACTTGTTGAAAATAATAGAGTGCTCAGATTTGAGCCATGCAAAATAAGAGGCAACCACTATGAACGAAGTGATTAAACAAACACTAACAATGAATAGTCGTGAAATTGCGATGTTAGTAGAAAAGCAACATAAGAACGTTGTTAGAGATATTCGAAAAATTTTTATCGCTCTTGAGCTTGATGAAAAAAATTACGAGTCTACTTTCCAAGACGGCAGTGGCATTGATCGTATTTGCTACGAATTACCGAAAGATCTTACTTTAACCCTAGTGACGGGCTATGACATCAAACGCCGCCATGCCATTAACAAACGCTGGTTAGAACTGGAAGAGCAGCTTCGAACAGGGGAGCTGCAAGTAAACCAGCAAGCAAACCAACTGCAAACTCAGTTACTGGGCTTTATGCAGGCAGTTACGGCAACGGTTGAAACCATGACTGCTACCCTGAGCCAAATGAGTGAAACCCTAAACCGAATGAATGCGATGTTGGATAAACAGCCCATCGCTCAGCCAGTGCAACAACCGCAAACGATCATTCATGTAGGTAGTTCTCAGCCGTTGGCGCTGCCTGAGTCTTTCGATTATTCCCCGAAACAAGTTTCTGAATGTTTGTTTACGCTGCGCCTATTTGGTGAAGCGTTAAGAATGGGAGACATCGATCCAATGATGTTTCCATACCGTAGAGAGGGGAATCGCCTAGTCATGAAAAGTGATACGGTGACCAACTTCCTGTATAGCCAGCCAGAACTTTACGAACTGGCGTCACGTAAGGGAATTATCTCGTCACACCTCATCACCAAAATCTGCAACTCTATTGGGGCGATTGTTGGCCGAGATAATGTGAAGAACCAACCCAGCCATCACCACTTTTTGATGGAGTATTTTGTTTAACTGATTGAAATAAAAGCCCGGCTCAAATCTGAGCCGGGCTAAAAAGTTCATTCTTCATCAGCGGTCCAGTTTTGGACTGCTGTTTTTTTTGCGCCACTAGGTTGCTTAATGCAACAAATTGTCGCATTATTGTCTTGACGAATGCACAAGCCAAAAAAACGAAAATACAACTAAACACTAAACACTAAACCTAAACACTAAACACTAAACACAAACGCACAAAAGGGTAATCGTATGGCAACAAGCGTAAGGCTAGATGATGCGTTCGTCACTCATGTCAAAGTCCACGCTGAAGCAGAAAGCCGATCTGTGCCGAAACAAATCGAGTATTGGGCGAAAATTGGTCAAATTATGATTGATAATCCTGACCTGTCCTACGAGTTTGTTCGCGACGCACTATTGGCTTCTGAAGAAGTCAAATTAGGGAGCGTAAAGCGCTATGAGCGACGTACAAGAAGAAAATCCGATTGAGGTATACGAAACAAGACGTTTCGAAAAGCAGTTAAGTAAATTATCTGAAGCCCAATGTACAGTGGTGGAAGATGAGATTGACAAGATCATAGAGAATCCAGAGCTTGGTACACGCAAAAAGGGGGATCTATCCCATTTATGGGTACACAAGTTCAAAATGGATAACCAAGAGGTACTGCTTGGATATTCGTGGGTCGAAGCTAAATTGGAGCTCTATCTTTTAAACATTGGATCTCATGAGAATTACTATGAGTCGATGAAAAAGAGTAGAAAGGCTGATTTAAAGCTTATCGGCTAGCTTAACCCTCCCAACGAAACATTCTTTCTATCAAACTGCCCTTAATTGGCGACCGAGCCCCTGAAACTTTCAGGGGCTTTTTTCGTTTTAAGGACAGGAAATGAATCAAAGACAATTGTTAAAAGCCTCTGGCGTTTTGGTACTGGGTGCAACCACAACACAAGGGGTGATTCATCTCTTATCTGATGCGGTCAAGGTGGATACCGGAGCCGCAAAACGTAGTGTTGTCACGATTACCCGAACCGGCAGATTTAATGATCCACGTTACGGCGAATTTGAACTGACCCAGAGCATGTTCGATTCCATGATCAAAAACTTCAACGATGGGGTTTATGGTCAGGAGATCTTTATCGACATCGCGCATAAGCCAGAAGATGGCGCAGGGGCGGTGGTGAAACGCCTGTTTACCGACCGTGGACGTTTACGTGCAGAGGTGGAGTGGTTCGAACTCGGCATTAATAAAGTCACCAAAGAAGGCTTTAAGTACTTATCCGCCGAAATACATCTCAACTATGTCAGCAACGAGGCCGGAACCAATGGCCAATATTCTGAGTTTGGCCCAACCCTGCTAGGTGCAGGTTTGGTCACGCGTCCATGTATCAAAAACCTAGACCAAATCGAACTCAGTGAAGCCTGCCTTCACGAATGCCCCACTTATCTTTCCGAGTCTCTTGCTCAAAAATTCTCTGAGGAACGTCAAACCATGTGGAAACAACTGATCGCCCAGTTTGAAAGCAAACTGAAAGGCATGAAACTCTCTGCCGAACAACACACAGCCATGGTCAAACTGCTGACTGATTCACTAAGCGGCATCAGTGATGAGACCCAAGCCACCAAACTGAGTGAACAGTTTGAAGGTGTGGCCATGCAGCTTTCAGAATCCGGCAACCCAGCGGTGCCGGTGATCAACTTAACGGGCAGTTCGCTTAGTGAAGCGGACGTGCTGCGTATTCTTGGTGAGCAAGCCAGCAAAACCGCGCAAGAACAGGCGGAGAAACAGCAAAAGCTCACGGCGAAAGTAAAAATCTTCACGGAAGCGATCGACAAAGCGGAAGGGCTCAGTGATGAAGTGAAGAAAGAGCTGAAAGAAGCGTCTGCGCTTATTAGCGTTGATATGTCGGATGAGCAGGTTACCAAACTGGCAGAAAACCAAATTAAGCACGGCAACGAGAAAATGGTCTCCATTCAGTTGAATGGCTTAGGCTTTGGCAGTGTTACTGGCTCTCTCACTCAAACACCAGACCAGCAGCGTGAAAGTTTGCAGCTGCAAGCGCAAATTCACTCGGCGCTTCGCAACACCAATACCTATGCACTTGGTCAGTTGCGTTTAACGGAAGAGAAAGAACTGCCCGTGTTTGCTCGCCAAGTGCTGGCTGAGTTCGACCGCTTACATCATCACAAGATTCATGCTGAACGCTTGGCGTTAACAGGCCAAGGCAGTGCCAACATCGTGTCAGACAGCGAACTGCCTGTTTCTGTGCAGCGTGAAGTGATTCGTGAAGCACTGTCTGATCTCAATGTCCTTCAGCTGGTACAAACGCTGACCGACTTCAGCGCATCAGCGACAACCAACATCCCTTATGAAAACCGCGATGTGTCGGCGATCATGGGCGATGGCATTGTGTTTGAGCACGGTACCATTCCGAAAGTGAAGAACTCGCAGCGCATGGATTTGGCGTATGTCTTGCCAATGAAAGTGGCGTTTGAAGTCTCGAACGAGCTGATGCATTTTTCCAAGTCGTCCACCATTAACTGGGATGCTTGGGGGCGCAACGTCGCAACAGCAAGCCGCATCATCAAAGAACTGGTCGCTCGTCGCATTGTGAACACCATGCAGCGTGTAGCGGACTCATACCTTGCGGCGCCTATCCAAGGTGAAGACATTGCCAACCAACTGCAAGACAAAGCAGAGTTCAAAACCGCTCAGTTCCCGATTGTGGCGCCGCATCAGCAGTATGATTTGCAAGGCAACACAGTGGGTAACGCTGAAAACCCAATCACACTACAAATTGATGGCACGACCATTCAGCCTTATGACGGCTCAGGGACTCAAGCTCAAGGTACGTACTACGTCGTGACCTCTTACAATTTAGGTAAGTTTGTCCTGGTTGATGAATCGGGCGATCTGAAACCAGTTACCGCGAATGCGGCGAGCGTTGGCTACAGCTTTGCAACCAACATCGTCAAAGTAGATAGCGATATTCCAAACGGCATCACGCCAGAGAAGCACTACAACAAGCTGCTTCAAGCCATTGGTCGCCGTAAAGCCATCATGAAAGATGATCGCTTTGTTACGCCAGATTTCTTGCTGATGTCGAACACCCTCAATGACACCTGTACCAATGCGGAGCAGTTTGTCGCCTCGATGAAACGCAACGGCTCTGATACCACCGCACAAGGTGACTTGGAGATGGTGAAAGCACTGCCTGCGTTCTCAACCAATGCGCCAGCCACGCACTTGGGTGATGAGCGGATCATCATGGGTCAGAAAGGTGCGCTCACTTACACGGTCGTTAAGCCATTCACGCTCAGTGAAATGCAAGAAGCGCGTGATGCGCACGGCCAGCTCAAAGGCGGTAAAGAAGCTTACGGTGAAGAGTACAACGCGATTCACTGTCCGAAGCCAATTCGTAACCGCTTTACCAGCGTACTCTTCTATTCACAGTCAGGCCGCTAATACGAGCCATTGCCCCGTTACTGCTTGTAAGGCAACGGGGCTTTTTTCTTACTCAAAGGTTTAGGTGACCCATCATGTCTATCACTACTGCATTTACCAACCATTCAAAACAAACCGTTAATATCGGTGGCCGCTCAGTTCAGCCCGGTGAAACTCGCGAAGTGGATGCCCGTTTTGTACCGGCATCCGCTGAAATCAACCGTAAGCTAATGGTGCTGTTCATTAACTTTGGTATTACCCCCAAGTACTTTGGTGAAACGGTTGTGCAGCCAAACCAAGCTGCACGCCTACCCATTATTCATTTTGAAAACCCGAACAAAGCCAATGCGGGTAAGTTTCAAGATCAGGTATTTGAGCAACTGCTGGCGCTCAAAATCGACGATATCAAGCCTTTCTTTTCCTCGTTAAACGACGATGAGTTAAAGCGTTTATCAGAACTGGAAACCCTCGACCAGAAGCGTAAAGGACTACTCAAAGAGATCGAAGATGAACTGGCGGTACGAACGGCTGAACGCGATTTTGACCCTGCCTCTTATGCCAAAACGCTCGAAGGCAAAGACGAAAGCGAACTGCAAATTGAGCTGCTGGCCGTTGGTGATGACCAAGTGAAGCTAGCCCTGATTCAAGACGCACTATCTAAGTTAAAAGCCACCTCTGAACAATAAGTTAATGGTTGGTACCGTCATTGATGACGGTACCAACTAAGGAGCAACTATGTGGGACAAAGTGAAGTCTCTGATTGGGGGCGCAGCACCACTTGTCGGCAGTTTGGTCGGTGGGCCTGCGGGTGCTTCCGTTGGCGCCCTGATTGCCGAAACGCTAGGGGTGGAGAACTCAGCGGAAGCGATCGAAGCTGAACTGGTACGTAACCCAGATGCTTTGGTCAAGATCAAACAGATGGAAAGTGAAGAGCGTGTTGCCTTGCGCAGACTTGCGCTCGAAGAAACTGGCTTACTGATTAAACGTGAAGCCAACCGCCTTGCTGATATTCAAGACGCTAGAAAGCAGCATAAAGACCATTGGATGCCGTGGGCTTTAACGGTGATTTTGGCGCTGATGGTGAGTGGTATGTTTGCTGCGCTGTTCTTTGGTACACCGCCTGAAGCGTATGACCAAGTGTTAATCATGATTGCAGGTACCGTTCTAGGCGGCTTCGGCACGGCTATTGCCTTCTGGTTGGGGAGTAGCATGGGAAGCCAGATTAAAGGTAAGCAAATCGCCGGAGGTTTCAATGTCCGGTAATCCAGTCTCTCAAACTGAGTTTCACGCTTTCAGAATTGAAATGCGCGATTACATGAAACAGCAAACGCAGTTAATGAGCCAAATGGTTGAATTGCAAACCAAGCATTCGAATCTTGAAAGCCAATTCATGCGCTTAGAGCGTACGGTTGACGATGTGGAAAGCCGACTGCGGCCAGTAGAGCAAAGCCAAAGTGGAACCAATGAGAAAACCAAATATAACCGTGATCTTATTTGGTTTGTCTTAGGCATCTTGGGTTCAGTGAGTACCTTTGTATTCACTCGATAAGGGGGCGCTATGCTACGGACAACCTTAATTGAACAGTTGAAGAAGGCACTGATGGACAGTGCCGAATTGATTGAAGGGGCAGAGACGCAAATCATAGAGATGGCTCTGGCCGATTACAGCCGCTATCGGCCGCAAAAAAAGCTGGGTACCTTTTCGCTTATGACAGGCCAAATGCTCTATCTCGCACCTGCCGATCTCATGCAGGTGCGGACCGTTTTATACGGGCAAAGCCAGCGTGCGAAAAACCCTTGGGAAAGTGGTTACCCGCGCAGCTTGCCAAGGCTAACGGTGGTTGAAGATGACCAGGATAAAAAGTGGTTGCAGCTTTCTCATTTCCCCGCCGATTCGGTTGTGATGAGCTGTGGTCGAGACTTCTCTTACACCTATTACGCAGCACGTAAGATAAGTGGCGATAGCTTCTCGATTGATGCGCAAGATGAGCCGCTGTTGCTGCTTCGCTGCCTAGCCGAGGCGGTGAAGTACATCATGATTCATCAGCTAAATAAAACCGTTTCGGTTCGTAACAGCATTGGTGGGGAAGCCAAGAATGGCACGCCAGCGGCGGTACATCAGCAATTGATGAATCAGTTTCTCGAGCAGGTGAAACATGCGTGAGCTTCATATCGAGATCAATACCTCTGCGCTGGATGAAGCATTTCGAACCGCTCCCAACGTTTTGAACCAGCATTTAAAGCTTGCTGTTGGTAAAGCAGGTTCGTTGGTTTCTAAAACGGCCAGAGAAGAGGCGCCTAAAGCGGAAAGCCTCTTAGTTAATTCTATTCGCTCTCATGTTGTTGGGGAACTGCAACGCATGATCACCAGTTCACTGAACTACAACAGTTTGGTGGTTCAAGAAACTGGCCCCCAAGGTATGCCACCGATTCAATCTGTCTTGGATTGGGTGAAGGTGAAGCGGATACAACCCAAAACACCCAATACCGACCAACGAGACCTGGCATTTATGATTGCTCGCTCAATTGCCAGAAATGGCACGCCAGCGGACGATTTTTACGACAGAGCGGCAGAGCAAACTCAAGACAAAGTGTCCGACATTCTCAATGCCTCGGTGCAGATGGCATTGAGTCGAGCAGGATTAAGGAGTGTGTGATGGCTCAAGAAGAACGCAACCTAAATCAGATTCTTGATGCAATGGTGGCGGGGTTTAGCACTCGTTATACAGAGCGCAACGTAAGCCGCAACTGGCAAGACAGAAGCGCCTACAAAAATAGCGACTTGGAGCGTGGAGAGCTCACGGTGATCTATACAGGTGAGATCCCCAATGACGCCTACAACACCTATATCAAGCTGCTGGTGATCGGCCGTATTTACTGTGGCTCTAAAGCCAAAGGGCTTGATGTTGAGAGAGCAGAACTCGAGTTCTTGCAAGAGTGGCGAAACTTTTGCAACTCAAGTGCGTTCGGCAATATCTCGATCCTGTCTGTTTCCACGTCTCAGCAACAGGAGGCACCGGATGGTTGGTTTATCTCTGAATGTCGAGCAGGCCCATTTGATTTAGCCGGCGAAATAGATTGGCTACCTGTTGGGCCAAGTGAGTTGCCAGATGAGATTTCCGTTTCGCAATCACCGGAGGTCGGCTTTGGCCATGAAGACGATTATTTCTCTGTGGACGAGAATTTCTAATGGGTCATACGCATTCGCAACTTGTTCGCCTTCTTAGCGAAATGATCCAGTTTGGCACCATCATCGAAGTGCAAGCTAAACCGTTGCGCTACAAAGTTCAGTTTGATGAAAGCCGTGTGAGCGGCTGGATTCCCATGAACGTTAGCCACGCTGCCGAGGTGCGCAGTTGGAAGCCACTGCAAGTGGGTGAGCAAGTTGTGGTGCTCAAACCGTTTGGCGCACAAGGGGGCGTGATTGTTGCCAGCCTAAACCAAACCAAGTTTGACCAGCCCAAAGATAAACTGAACCTCTATTACCTCGAGTTTCCTGATGGCACCTGGCTTGAATACGATATGGAAGAACACAAGCTGACAGGCCACGTCGAGGGCGATTTGATCTTAACCACGGCAGGCAACGCAAAGCTGACTGCAACACAAAATGTTGAGATAAAAAGTAGTGGTGATATGACTTTCAATAGCGAAGGTACGATGACCTTCCATAGCAAAGGGCAAATGAGCCAATCCACTGATGCCACAATGAATTTGCACAGCGCAGGAGAAATGACGCACTCCGCGGATTCTCCGATTAACATCAGCACACCTCGATTGAACCTTAACTGATATGTGGACGCCAGAAGAACCGCTGCTACTAGAAACGCTGGACACGGATGTTGATCAGCGTTTCTCGATCTATTACCAGGATGAAACCGTTGAAGTGTCTCGGTATGAGGTAACATTTTCTCCTTACTTTCCGGATGTTTTCAGTGCGCAAACCAGTGCGCAGTCGGCTGAAGTTCTTATTCACGATATGCCGTTGCTCTTTCGGCCACAGTTTATTGAATATCTCGAGAACGGCGTTCTCACTCGTGTTTTTTCCTGGCCTGATTTACCCCCAGGCAAGGATCTGGTTGAGTTTCGTCCCTCGGAACAATCCACCATCACGGTTAGTGTCACGGTTGAAGCCTACGGCACACAAACGGATGACACCGGACAAGAAACCGAATTCTTTACTTCTCGCTCTTGGAACGTAGTGCTTCACCACGATTACAGTTCAGGTAAACAAAAGCTTGAGGAGTACATGTATGCCAGCAGCATCCCGACAGGGTGACGGTTGTACCGGACACGGCGCCTTTCCACCTCGCACATCAACAAGCGGCAGTGGTAACGTCTTTATAAACGGTAAGCCTGCGTTAAGAGTGGGCGATTCATGGGCGGTTCACTGTAATCCTTCTCCTTCCTGCCACGCAGGAACTCAAGCTACAGGCAGCTCTACAGTGTTTGTGAATGGTCAAGCACTGGCACGCATTGGTGACAGTGTCGATTGTGGCTCTGCTGTCGCGGCAGGTTCTCCCAACGTCTTTGCAGGGTAAATCATGGCAACCGGAATTCATGAAATCACAGGTGAGCTCATCACAGGCGTAGAAGAATTGAGGCAGCGCATTCAGCGTTGCATGCGAACTCGTCGCCGAACCGTGCCACTTAATCGCAGTTTTGGCTCGAATCTCCCAGAACGAGTAGACCGCAATATCACGCCAGAGCTTGAAATGGATATCTATGCCGATATCGCTGAGATGCTGGCACACCCTCCCAATGGCTTTGTTGACGAGCTAAAACTCAACAAGGTTTGGTTGGAGCGCGGTGAGAATAGTGTCTCCATTTCGTTAGACGTAACGCTGCTGTTTGATGGCAGCGTTGAGCGCATCACAGGGCTTCGAGTTTGAGTCAGATTGAAATTCCTCAGCTACCGCCACCGGAAGTGGTGAAACAACTCGATGCAGCAAGCATTCGAGCGCGCATGCTTAATCGCTATGCGCAGCTGATGGGTATCGATGCTCCAAAAGTGGGAGACCCACTCTACAACGCTTTTTCCGCTATGTCTGAAGAAGTGACACGTGCTAGGCAAGAGTTCCAAGACATGAGCTTGGATAACATGGTGGCATTTTCCGGTGGCGCGAATTTACAGCACTTAGGCGCTGCTCGCCCAGTTGAAAAATATGACACTGAAACGGATGAGCAATATCGCCGCCGCGTTCAGATGGCACCGGAAGGATTCAGTACTGCTGGGCCAGATGGCGCTTATATTTTCCACGCTTTGAATGCCCATGAAGATGTGCTCGATGCTTTCCCGCTTAACCCCATTGACCTGCAAATTCACCTTTATATCCTCAGTCGTAAAGATGAGGGTGTGGCGACACCAGAGCTCTGCCAGATTGTTTTTGACAATCTCGATGCGCAAACCAAAAGGCCATTAAGCGATCGGCTATTTGTTCTACCTGCTGAAATTTCCCGTTACCGAATAGAAGTTGCCCTGCATATGCCAACTGGTCCTGGCGAACAACAAACGCTCCAGTTAGCACAGCAGCGTCTACAAAAGTTGGCAGATGATGCACACCGCTTGGGTGGCGATGTGTCGTTTTCCGCCATTTACGCTGCTGCCCACGTAAAGCGCGAAAGTGTAGACAGCGTTTACCAACCTGTTTCAAAAGTTGAGCTGATTGCCCCGCTGGAAGAGATCGCCTGCTCCAAATCGCAAGCGCCATATTGCTATGAAATTGTGGTGAGAAAGGCAGGTGCATGATGAATGGCGAATTCGTAACGACTTTACCGCCTTCAGCTTCAAAGCTTGAGCGCGTCTTAGAGCAGATATTTTGGGAAGAGATTGGCTTGATTGAGCGCGATATTCGCGATTTTCTCAATCCGTGGGCGTGCCGAGAGGATCTTCTGCCTTATTTGGCATGGGAGCTTTCTGTCGATGACTGGGATGACAGTTGGCCGATTGAAACGAAACGCCGAGTCTGCGCCACTGCACTAGATATCCATATTTATAAAGGTACCCGCTACGCGATTGATAAGAGCATTGAAGCCATTCGAGCCGACTCGCTCAAAGCGGTGGAGTGGTTTGAAGATGAAGAAAATCTCATTCCTGGCCAGTTCCGTGTTGACTTAATTTCTGAACAATCGCCAGTCGATGCGTCTACCGTTCCTGAAATTGTTCGAGCCATTCAACATTCAAAAAATACCCGCAGTCGTTTGGTCGGTGTATCGATTAAGAGTCGGGTAGAGAACCCTGAAAAACACATTTCGATGAGCAGGCAAGCCCTGCAAGTCCGTTCCGGCCCTTGGAAAATCAGTTCCATGGTGAGTTCATCCAGCAGCGCGATGGCGTGTTTGTCTCGCGTTGCTGTCGTGGTCCGCTCTGGGCCACTTCCGTTAGTTTTGGAGTAAAAACATGGCAGATTTAGTTCCTGAAAGCGAACAGCAATATGGATCGATTTTAACGGTATTAGGTGAGTCTGCTGAGCAAAACGGCAAAATGCTGAAAAAGCCCGTTGAGTTCACTCACATTGCGTTTGGTGATGCCAATGACACCTATGTACAGCCCGACAGAAAATCCCAGTCACTGGTCAACGAGCTGTACCGTATTCCGGTCAATTTAGTTGATGTTTCGCAAGCAACACCGGATTCCGTTCCGATTCTGACAGTAGAAGCTCTGTTACCTGATGATATTCATGATGTTGTTATTCGTGAGTTCGCTGCGGTTGCGACGTTTAACGGTCAAGAATATTTTCACGCTATTGGTAATTGTGCCCGCATCTATGTTCCTAGTCCTATCAATAATGGTCAGCTCAACAATCCTGTGTCACTTGAAATGACGTTTGTCATTACCAGTGCGGAGCCGATTGTAGTGATTAATCCTAACGTGATTACGGCGAGTCGGCAATTAGTTGAAGATACAACGTTTAACTCAGTTAAAGAGGTGACGCACAAATCCCCATATCCACGAGATAATCGACGAAGTGTGTATAAAGGATGTGTTATTCCGGCAGGGGTTGAGTCATTACGTATTAATGAGTTGACGTATCAATTAGATAGGGCAGTAACGAGTGGTGGTGAAATTGAATTTTTAGATGTTGCTGAGCGAAAAGTCACCATTAACAGCAATACCTATGAGCTACTTAATCCTATCAACACGCATAACGTGGCACATGGTAAAAAGCCTATCCATCCATTGATGGATGCGATTGAGCTTTCACGCGTGAAGCAACCTGATTTGATCGATAAGGCACGTCGCATGGTTAATTTGATCGGCATGTATTATCGTATAGAAGGTGGAATTCTTTATGTCGGCTTTAATATGGGAGATCCAACACCGCCAAATCAATACAGTATGTGTGTTGAGTATCGTTTCATAGCTAATGCCGATGGTTTGATGTTGTTGCGTGGCTGTGCGTCAGGTTTTGCAGATATATCAAAAATGATATCTCCTGAATTTTCACTTACTGGTTCGCCTTTGGTTACATCCTCTCCACCCAACTCCTACGCGAACCAAACTGATACCGTATTAACGGGGTCCTTTACTGGTGATCACCTGTCATTTCGTAGTTACGCAGACTCAAGGGGTGGGCGTTGGAAGATAACGCTGGATAATGGCTTGGAGCGTATTTTTTCTACTTGGTCAGAAGAAGAACAATCTCAGAAGGGGGGACGAAAGATTGTTATTTTTGATGAGTTAGAATATGGAACGTATCAGTACACAATGGAGTTTTTAGGTGATGATCCTTTCCATCCTCCATCATCAGGAACGGGTAAGTCGCGGGGGTGGATTTATCACGAGCCAGGAAATCCAGAAGTTCAGCCGTTTGTTACCTCTAAAGTAGCTCCATTGGATTACAGCACAGCCAAGTGGTTAATTGCGACGGGTACAATTCCTGATTTTGCAGTTAATGCCAAGCGATATGGCTCTGAATATAGCTCGAAGTGGGTTCCTGTTCATGGCAGTGATACAGGTGTGAGCTTAGCTATTCAGATGAAAATTACTGTGGATGGTGATGTTATTTCTGATAACTCAGCTGGCCTTATCGATATTCCTTTTCGCCGTTGTAAGTTTGTGAAGTTAGCGCAGTCGTTTTATGCTCATAGCCCAGGAGACCCAGATAAAATGTGGAATCATAGCATTTTGCACTCTTTAGATGAGATAACAGCGGAACTGAGCATTATTAATAGTCTTGATTTCGTTTCAGATACTCAAGTATCGGCGGGCTATCTGGCCATGCTTGGTGTTGACAGCAGAAATGTTGACCGTGTGGTTTATAACAATGGTGATGAGAGAGATGTGCTTGCCGACGATTCACAAGAAGAGTGGGTGAACGGTATCGACTCCGTTTGCTATGCGGGTTGGTATGATCAATCACTAGGTATCTCACACGGCTGCGTAGCAACCACAAATATCGGTGAGTCTTGCGATATGTTCAGTCAACGACAACCGGAAAACTTAATTTTACAAACTTGGCGCTCTGATAATGTTGCTAAAACGTATTGGCGTTTTGGTGATAAAGTTATAGTGCCAGCAGGTACTAGAATTAAGTCACATACTAGACATTTCGGAATCACTGCCGTAAGGCATCCAAATAACATGTTGATGCCTATATGATTTTAATTTTAAACTGAATCCAACTCATTATTAACAACCTGACCGTCAGCGTACGTCAGCAACTCGCCGGACAAAATATGTCCGGCCAGACATCCGCAACCTAACATCCCTCCCAACAACTTCAATAACACCTACCATAAAAACTCAATGATGCCGCTGAAGGTGAGTTTTCTTTCTACAAGAGGAACCCAACCATGGCATTTAAACATGGCATCTTCGGGTCTACAGACGAAAGCGGCGTGCGCCCAATGCTCATGGCAGACACCTCCTTTTCGGTGGTTGTCGGAACCGCTCCTGATGCAGACCCTTCTGTTTTCCCTGCTAAAAAACCTATCCTGATTGCTGGCAACCCACACAAGTTGGCCAAACTGGATATGGTGGGTAACAAAGCTGGCTCTTTGCCGAACTTCATGGCAAGTGTCTACGACCAAAAACGCTGCTCAATCTGCGTTATTCGTGTTGAAGAAGGCGCCGATGAAGCGGCAACCATCGCCAATATCATTGGTGGCGTTGATCCAGCAACGGGCGAAAAACAAGGCATTGAGGCGATTCTCGATGTGCAGGCAATTACGGGTAAACGCCCTCGGCTGCTGACTGTCGCTGGTTATTCGCATAACCAATCGGTGCTGACCGCGCTCTTGCCCATCGCGACCCGTTTGCGCTGCAAAGTCTTTGCGGACTGCCCAGGAAGTACTTACGAAGATGCCGTGGCGTATCGTCAGCTATGGGGCGATCGCCGTTTAGAGCTGTTCTGGCCACGCGTTCGCAACAAGTTCGATGAACTGGTGCCAATGTCCGCGTTTGCTCTGGGCGTTGAGATCCAAAAAGACCAAGACCCAAACTACGGCTACAGTGCGTCAATCTCCAATCTGCGCATTAACGGTGCGCTTGGCACCGAGTTCCCCATCGACTACGCAGACGGCGACACGAACTGTCTATCTCATCTGCTGAACGAAAACCAAATCACAACCATCATCAACGATGACGGTTTACGCCTGTGGGGAAACCTAAGCTGCAGTGATGATCCGAAATGGCAGTTCAACGCCCATGTTCGGGTGAATGACATGGTGCTGGATATGGTCACCGCTGGCCTTAAATGGGCACGAGACCGCAAGATCCTCACCACATTCGTTGAAGATGTCGTCGAGTCGGTGCAAAACGGGCTTGATGGAGAAACGCGTGCGGGACACATGTACGGCGCGAAAGCGTGGGCAGACCCAGACCTCAACCCGCCTGAAGTGATCATTTCAGGAAATTTCTATCTCGATTACGACTTCACACCGCCAGGTCTTGCACAGGCGATTCACGTAACGAGCCATTTCACCAACGATTACGCTGACGTGATCTTCAAATAAGGACAATCACAATGGAACGCAGAACTCCAAAGATGTTGGTCGATTACGCTTGGTATCAAGATGGCGTTGGCATGATTGGCCTAGTACCGAAAGTTAAACTGCCACCGCTCACTCGCGTGGTGGAAGAGTACATTGCAGGCGGCATGGTTGGCCCTATCAAAATTGATATGGGAACCATGGAAACGGAAGACGTCGAAGTTACCCTGGCAGAACCAAACCCAAGCACCATTAAGCTGTTTGGCCTGACCTCGGGCAATGAAAAGCCCTTTACTTTCCGCGCTGCTTACAAAGGCTCTGGTGCGGAAGTCGATTCGATGAAAGTGCAGATCTATGGCCGTGTGATTGGCATTGACCTAGGCGAGCTCGAGCGCAAGAAGCTGACCGAAGTCAGCTGCAAAATCACCTGGACCAAACTCAAGATGGAATACAAAGGTGAAGTCTTGGCAGATATCGATTTGATCAGCGGTAAAGAAGAGATTGGCGGCGTTGACCGTCGCGCCGGCATTAACGCGGCATTGGGAATTTAAGGAGAACTCATGAAATACGAACCAATTAAAATTCGATTAGAAGAAACTCGCTTGTTTGAAGGGAAAGAACTCACTCACCTTACCATGCGCCAACCGACAGCCAACGATGTGATTTTGTCGCAGCATGTCGTCTCTTCGATCACAAACTCTTCAAGCCAAGATGCGGAGCAAGAAGCGCACTTATTTGCAAACTTGACCAACACAACGCGTGAATTTATTGGCAGTTTAAGTGTGTATGACTACACAAACTTGGCAAAGGCGTATGAGTGTTTTTTTCTGCCAATGCCCAAGTTTGTCGCCGCATGTGCCTTGCACTTTCCAAGTTCACCGGAGGAACCTCATTCCGAGAAATCAGCTTAATGCCCATCTCTGAAATTTATGCATGGTTAAGAGAAGCTGAAGAAATGACGACGGAATCGAAAGATGGCGAATGACAAATCAACCACATTGAGTGTTTTTGTTGAAGCGGCAATAGACCGAACCTTTGGCAAGGTTATGGCTAAAGTCAGAAGAAGCAATGAACAGCTCGTCAAGGGCAGCGAGAAGGTCAACGAAGCCTCTGAAGAAGTCGGAAACACCAATCAAGACACAGCCAGTACCTACCGTAAGGTGGGGCTGGCGGTTAAACAATATTCGGCTCAAATTGCAGATAATACCGTCAAGATTGGCCGCAATATCCGTAAAAACAAAGAGCTCCGCAGTGCTGTAAAAGACCTTAGTGCAGGTTTTGATGACCTAGGCAACAAAGGTGCTTTAGTTGCAGCAGGTGGGGCTTTCGCATTTCAGCAGACCTTCGTTAAAACGGCCGCAGAGTTTGAAAAAATGGAGGTCATACTTAATCGGCTGGAAGGAAGCAAAGAAAAAGGCGCACAGTCTCTTGCTTGGGTGAGCGACTTTGCCGCGAAGACACCTTATGACCTCGCTCAAGTAACCGAGTCATTCATCCAACTAAAAGCTTATGGCTTAGATCCTGTCAAGAACGGTTTGTTACAGACTCTTGGTGATACTTCTGCGGCGATGGGTAAACCGATTGAACAGGCGGTTGAAGCGATAGCAGATGCGGTTACAGGAGAGAACGAACGTTTAAAAGAATTTGGTATCAAAGCTCGCGTTGAAGGCGATGAAATTGTTTATGCCTACACAAAGAACGGCAAAGAGATGGAAGCTCGGGCAGATGCTGCTAGCCGAGAAATGATCCAATCGACCTTACAATCAATCTGGAACGACAAGTACGGTGGTGCAATGGACGACTTGTCGAAAACGTGGATTGGTATGTGGTCGAATATTGGAGACCAAGCGACGCGTTTTCAAAACAAAGTGATGGCCAGTGGTGCGTTTGACCTACTTAAAGGCGAAGTTCAGACATTGCTAGATACACTGAATGAAATGGATGCCAACGGTGAGCTTGATGAATTAGCCAAGACGATTAGCAATGAGTTGGTTTCAGGGCTAAAAACGGCATTTGAAGTCGGGAAAGGTCTAGCCGATGTGTTAGGAACAGTCGGCTCGGCGGTAAACTCGGTGGCAGAGCTGACAGGCGGTTATGCTAACTTAGCCAAAATTATGGCAGCGCTTTATATCGGCAACAAAGCGATTCGAGGCACTGCGGCTGTTGTTGGCGGCGCAAAGAGCGTGGCTGGCCGAGTTGAGCGTATTTGGAACTACGGCAAGAAAAAACCAACTTCAGAAGCGCCAAACCTACCGAATGGCTTTGGTTCTGATGTGATGAAAGTGGAGGTCATCAATTGGCCTGCTCGTGCTTTCGGAGGGCGCAGCCGTCGCGACCGTATTCGTCGAAACTCCAAATTGATGGGTAAAGTAGGTACCAGTAGCTACGGTCGCAATACAAAAGCACTACCTAAGATCTCAGGGATCGCGTTTGGCAAATCAGCACCAGCGTTACCAGTTCCTAACTTGCCTACTCTTTCCATGTCACTTCCGTCTGTTGTGCCCAAAGCAATGCCGGGGAAAGCGCTACTCGGTGGCATCAGTAAACGTATTCCCATGTTGGGATCGCTCTACAGCCTTGCTGAAATGGGCTCAACGCTAATGGATTCGTCATTAAGCAGTAACGATAAATTCAAAGGTGTTGGCGGTAGCTTAGGCGGCATGGGTGGTGCAATGGCTGGCGCTTCTTTGGGTGCTGCGATGGGCTCTTTCGTTCCTGTTATTGGCACAGCAATTGGTGGTTTAGCAGGAGCTGTAATTGGTGGGCTTGGTGGGGAATCGGTTGGCGAATGGTTTGGCGGTTTATTTGGTTCTGACAAACCGAAACCCGGAGACAGTATTAAAAAGTCCAACGAGTCACCTGCATCTCACGTAACAAAGGCGACCGTTGCAGCGAATCAGGTAAGTTCTCAAGCCGAGCGGAGCAAAACACCACCGTCAACCTTTGCGCCGGTATTCCATATAACCGGAGATGTGAGTAACGAACAGATCCAAAAACTGGAAGCAATGGTTATCCGAGTGAAAAAGCAGCTCGATAGACAAAGTCGCTCTGGCGGCCCAGCTTTCGCAGACTAGGAGAACTTATGGCAGATGTCATGATGGCGTTGGGTGATTACCGTTATTCCATCAACACCGCAGCGCTGAAAAGCATTAGTGAAACCCACTCTTGGCGATGGGCCGATCACAACGTCGCCGGAGCAAAACCCAAACCGCAGTTTATTGGCCCCGACCTTTCCTCGCTGCGCTTTATGGGCACCATCTACCCTCATTTTCGTGGCGGTTTAGAGCAAACCGACAAAATGAAAGCCGAAGGCGACAAAGGCGCGCCGCTGCGTTTGGTCGATGGTACAGGGCGCGATTGGGGCTACTGGACTATTCGCCAGTTGCAAGTCGAGAAGCAAGAGCTCTTTACCAAAGGGGTAGCAAGAAAAATCGAATTCACCATTGAACTGAAAGAACATCCGGAAGGTGACGCATGACAACCTACATCACCAAAGAGGGCGACCAGATTGACGACATCGCCGACCGTTATTACAACGGCTTACCAGGCGCGTATGAGCAGGTGTTAAAAGCCAACCGAGGGTTATCGGCTTTGCCGCACCCGTTGAAAGCGGGTATCGAGATACACCTGCCTAAACTTGAAGCGCCAAGCGCCGAAGAGGAGATTAGCCTGTGGGATTAGCCGCGTTTAAAATCGTCGCCGATGGTAAAGACATCACCGATGTCATCAAGCCGCGCTTTATGAGTTTGAGCATTACCGATGAAGCCGGCACAAACTCAGACAGCTTCACGCTGGTACTTGTGGACGATGGAAAAATTGCCTTTCCCAAGACTGAAGCCAAACTGCAGATCTCAACCGGCGAAAACAATAAGGCACTCACCAACCGAGGCGCCTTTGTGGTGAACTCGGTGAAACTGAGCAGCCCAGAGCAAACCATCACCCTCTCGGGGGATGCGGCCAACCTATCCGGTGAGTTCAAAAACCAGCGCGATCATACTTGGGAAAACACCACGCTCAAATCTTTGGTTGAGACCGTTGCTTATCGATGCGGCTATCAACCTGCGGTGGCCGATGCTTATTCGGCGGTGGAAATCGTCCATCGTTTGCAAACGGGCCAGAGTGATGCCGATTTGCTCACCGAACTGGCGGCAGAAAACAATGCCACTATGAAAGTGGCCCAAGACAAACTGGTGTTTTTCCCCAAAGGTGACAACCAAAGCGTGAGTGGTAAAACGCTCTCGGCCATTGCGGTGCGGCTTACCGACCAAGTGCAAGCGACCATTACTCTCTCTGGCGCGGCCAAGTTTGATGCGGTTGTGGCCAAGTGGCGAGATACCGATTTAGCCGAAACTAAAACCGTGCGAGTGGGGGAAAGCTCCGGTAAAGCCAAAACCCTGAATACCCTGTTTCCAGATGAAGCGACCGCGCGTTCTGCTGCCGAAACCGAGCTGCACAACCTAAAGCGAGCAGAGTACACCTTGGAGATTGATGAGTTGCCGTTTATTCCTGGCATGATTGCCGAGCGTAATATTTCGCTCAGTGGTCATCACCGTTCCCAGTTCAACGGCGAGTGGATGTGTGAGAGCGTCACGGAAACGTTAGATGCAAACGGCCACTTACTCAGCGGCCGCTTTGTTGCTCCGAAAACCAAGGTAGGGGAGATACCGAGTTTGGGGTGATTTGAAAGGTGTGACTAGAAGTGAGGCTGTGTTAATAAAGGGTGTCCAGTACTGTTGGGCACCCTTTTCCTCACTTGTGAGGAAAAGTTGCTGGAATACTTTCAGACAAAAATGTCTGAAAGTCGAAATGAAAAGGGGGTCATTACTACTGATACCCTTTGTTGTTGGCTAATCCTTCAACACATCAAACGATGTCTCAATCACTGCCTGTATTTCATCATCGTTCAATTCAGATTTTTCAGCTTGACGGTACACAGCCGTAATGACTCGCGCTTTTTGATCGCCATCGAGAGGTTGTTTTGTTCTTGCTTGATGTTGCTCAACCAAGTTGACGACAGTACGCATCAGCGGAATGGAGATGGGCACGCTTTGAGAATGTTCCTCTGAATACTGCAACATCTCCGGTGTGGCTTTGACGGAAAAATTCGTTAAATGTGAATCTGGATGTATGAGTAGAGAGTAGGTGCCGAGTTGACCGCCAGCAATTTGGTTTAGGGCAGAATCAGCCAAGTTGTTCAGCACGTAGATATTTCTTTGATGAAGATGCTTACGCAGCGCTTGTGCGAGTTCTTCACTTCCTTGCCCCACAAGTACTTCGCATAAGGTGTAATCAATCCACTTACCTTTGAATTCGTATTGGCCCATTTGGGTTAAAACGAGTGCTGTATGTTTTTCCAAAGAACAAACATATACCGTCCAATCTTCATCTGTCAGCATGGCATCAACGGTTTCAACCAATTCGTCCGCTTTTCGGAAATGATGAACGATAAATGGCTTGCCCTCACCCGTCAGTAACCAGTTTAGGTTGACGTTCTCAGCTCGACGAATGGCTTGAAGAAACTCTTGACCGGGAATATGTCCTGAAAACATGCTGGAAATGCTAGTTGAAGTAAAACCCAGACTGCTACCCCAAGGTGTTCTTTTACGATCATTAAGGACTAAAGCGAGACGTGCTTCAAAATTCATCCTGAAAACCTTCTAATGTGTCTTGATAATGTCCGAAAACGGGAATATTATTGTTTTGTGTTGATAGCAATTCCTTAAAACAGGATTTTAAAGAATGTTTAATCTAGTTCCTATATTAACAAGAGGGTTTTGAAATGGCTAAAACTAAAAATCCTAATGCAGATCAAATAGGTATCCGCAATTGGAATTTAAGACAGCGTATCGAACGTTTAGCAACGTTGGACGATCGCAATATGACACAAATGGCTTCGCTACTACTTCGCAAGGCCGTAGAGGAAAAAGAGGAGGAACTGGGTTTACCGCCTATTGAAGATGAGGCGGCTTAGGGTGCCCGTACTACGGGTAACCCTTCAGGCATACATATGTATGTCTAAAGTAACCGAACCCTAGGGGTTTATTGATTTTAAAGTAAAAAAGGAAACAAAAATGAAAGCACCAGAGAGACTTTTGGGACATTTAAAGGTTCACGACTTATTCGAGTTTATGGGTGTGAAACATCCGGTTTATATGGATCAAGAATCAAAAGCAGAGTTAATTTATGCGAAAGGTTTAGTTGATCAAATTGGTATCGATTGGAAAAACCAACGAGTAAAAATGAATGAAGGTGATAACCCAGTTCTCTATAGCGTCGCAACCTATAAGTCAACAGTGAATTTAGAAGGTGTTGACACCTCCCCAAATGCACATCAGGAGGCAACACCAAGTGAATTGAGTGTGCCTAAGCAACCAGTACATGAAATGCTGAAACCCAAAGAAGGTCTATATATCGCGATTGATAGAGTTCATTTCTATTTATCTAGATTGTCTTCTGCTGGAATCCGCGTCCGAGGGAATGAAGACTCAGCAGACTATATTTTCAAACTGCAACTTGAATGGGCTGATGCACTCTACAAATACGAAACCAATGGTATAGCCATTAAGCAAAGTCTCCAAAAGCAAGAGAAAGAACGAGTTGATTTGCTGACGAAACTACAGAAGCTCAAAAAGGATTCGCAAGATCCAAAAATTCGCGCTATCGCAGATTACCATCTAGATCAAATCCTTAATGAACTTGGATTACCAGTAGAAGAAAAGAAACAAGCATAAAAGAAAAACCGCTTACCAACGGCAATCGGTAAGCGGCCAAGAAGTCTGCGCAACCGCAATCTACCTGTAGGGACTTAGAGCGAGGCGGCAACCTCTATGCTCACGGCTCCAACACCATTTCATCCTTGAGGTAGATTGTAGCGCAGGCTTCAAAAAATGGAAACGTACCAATTTTTGAGGAGCTAACGATGCATACTGCTATCGTCCCATCACCTACCTGCGTTTTTCCGCAGGTGGTACAGGCTTTGTACCAAACGCTAAAAGATTATGGCCATAACGAAACGGTTGAGCAGCACCTAAACAAAAGGCCCGGTGTGTTGCTGAACGAGATCAACCCCAATCAAACTAGCCATAAACTGGGTTTGTTTGATGCCATCAAGCTGATGCAATTCACGGGAGATGTGCAAATTCTCCGCTCCATTGCTTCCGAGCTGAACCATTCCATCTACTTCCTTGGTGACTACCGAGCCATTTCCGACATGGAGCTGCTCAACTGTTACAGCCGTTGGCACGCCGAAATCGGCGATGTGAACCGCGCCATTGCTGATGCCCTCGAAGATGGGGACATCGAGCTCAAAGAATTCGAGCGTATCGAACGCGAACTGCAAGAAACGTTTGCCGCGGCACTGGAGCTGCTCGAGCGTTTGCGCGCATTGGTTAACGGTTAATTCAACGGCGAAGCCAAAGGAGGTAGGCCATGACAACCCTAATTTCACACTCTCAAAACCAATCATCGACTCAGTTCTTTCTTCACTACTTTACTGAGCAGGAAGAGAAGCAGTTGTTTAACACGGTTAAGCAGACTTACGGCATTTATGCGCAGCGTGATTATTACTGGATGCTGCTGATGCGCGAAACCGCCGTTCGCCTTGGTGTGCTGGCTGGCCCAGATGCCGATAAAGCCAAGCGTTTTGACCTGCCAATGGTCGGCTTAACGGTAGGTGAAGCGGAGCAAAGCCTAGAAGAAGGCTATCTGATTTACCGCAGTGAAAACGCCAAGAACCAGAAAAAACACCCGATTGCTCTCAACAAATCCGCCATTCATGCGCTCAAGCAGTTGCTGAAAATTCATGTCGAAATGAGCCAAGGCATTGAGTGGGATACCCCTCGTTTAGAGCGTCCGCTTTTTCTCAGCCGTAACCGTCAGGCGATGAGTCGCCGATCGTTTCAATCGCGCTTTTCGACTTGGTGCCGTTTGGCCAATGTGCCGGAAGGGACACCGCACTGGCTGCGCCACAGTTGGGCTAAGCGCTATTTGGAACGCACCACATCACCGGATGCGCTGCGTCGTGTTCAGGCGGTGCTTGGTCATTCCAACATCGCGACCACCTCGGTGTATACCACGCCAGATCGTGAATCTCTTTCTTCTGCCATGCGGGAGGCCAGCACATGTTTTCGCTAATTCAGCCGCGACTGCAGCATATTTCGGCCGAGCACATTTGCCGTGGTCATGTGGTCAGTTTTGAGGGGAATCGTCACAACGCGTCGATTGTCGAGTGGTGTAAGGACAATGGCGCCAACGTGATTGTGAAATTGGTTGGCGAGGCGCCGATGTTGGTGAGTAAAGACCGCAGAGTTTCTATTTTTCAAACGCAGTTCTACTAGGAGAAACAGCATGGATTCAGCATCAGAATTACGTGAACGAGTCAAAATTATGCGCCGCAGTGCGATGGCCGCTGCGCTACGCAATATCAACCTTCACGTGTTTAAAGGTAAGGCTTCGACCAAACAGCTGAACGAATATGTGGCCGACCGTTTGGCGGTTGAACCGATTGATGTTCGTTTGTGGTTGATTAGCGAAGGCGTTCCAGAGAGGCACGTGGCAGGGTTGCTAGCTGTGCTGAATGAGAACTCGGTTTGGGCGCGCCATCAGCTGCTTCCCTCAGAGCGTTTAGCCAAAGCCTATGAGGAAGATCTTTATGCCTAACCCTGTTTTGGCCACCAAGCTTTCTGCACCGGAGCGTGCCTGCTTGTTCCGCTTGGAGCAACAAATGGTGCGCCAGCAGGGCTTTATCAACCGTCATGCGTTTATTGATGAGCAAGATGCCGTGTTCAACCAGTGGCTTGAGGCTGGACACATCAAACTCGACAGTAAAGAGCTGGACAATCTTCCCAAAGAGCAGGTTGAACAGCAGCAGCTCACGCACAGTTGCCATTTGAGCGTTGAGCTTTGGCTGGCATCTGCTTGTTTAAGGCGGTTGTATGCCTGCGACCTGTAAGCCCTATAAGGGGTGGCAATGTCCGCTTTGGTTTTCCGAGCCTGTTTTGACCCGTACGGCAATGCCGACCGTTATTTTGAGCGAGCTGCCAGCAGACAAGAAAAAACAGGTTTGGCAACGCATACAGCACGACTACACACCGATGGCTGACCTGCTGAAATCTCAAGAGTTTCAGCAGGTAAAACAGAACTTAGAACGTCTTTTTGGCCCCGTCTCGATTGGGGTGGAACTACACAGAATTGGAGGCACGCTGTATGGCGTCCGCAGAACAACTAAAACAGATCATTAATTTACACGAGTTGGCTGACCGTTTAGGTATGGAAAGACCCGACCCATCCGGCAATTACCGCGCACCCAACCGCCCTGATAAGCACCCAAGCGTGAGCATTTTCGAGGCAGGTAAAGCCGGATACATGATGTGGAAAGATCATGCTTCCGGTGAAAAAGGCAGTTGTATTGACCTTGTGATTTATTGCGGTCAGGCGATGGATGCCAGTGAAGCGATGAAGTGGCTGCACGAAGAGTTCAATATTCCTACCGATGAGATCGCCCCTCAGCAGCCTAAGCAGCAAAGCCAAATTGCGTGGGTTGCTGAGAAACAGTTAGCGGTCGCGGGTGATGCAAGAGCCTATCTGATTGATGTGCGCGGCATTCCGGCCGATGTGGTGGATATGCTGCAAAAGCGCGGTGCATTCGGTTACAGCGACTGGACAAGCCCAAGCAAAAACCCAGGTGAGTTGGGTTACGGTGGCCCTGCGGTGACGTTCCCGAGCCGTTGCCTGTTCACCAATGAAGTTGTCGGGATTGATTTTCGATTTTTTGACCCTGCGTTAAATGGCGACAACAAAACCAAAGCGATGGGGGAGAAACGCGGCTTCCCGTACATCCCTGACAAAATGGCGCTTAGGCGTGCCAAAACCGTGATTGTGGTTGAATCTGCGATTAACGCTATCTCGGCGATTGCGGCTTACGACCCTAAGGGGAAAGGGAAAGTGCCGGTGACGGCGATTGCGACTCGTGGCCTTGCGGTCGACGAAATCGACTGGCGATTCCTATCTGGCAAGCGCGTGGTTTGTTGTTTTGACAATGACCAGCCGATTGCGGAAGGGCCAAGAAAAGGCCACAGACCAGGGCCAGAGGCTGCGTGGATTGTGCACGAGCGATGCACGGCGCTGAACATTCCTTGTTACCTTGTTGATCAATCCGGTGGTAAATGGGACGAGATCAACGATCTTAACGATTATCTGCGTAAGCACGGCACGCAAATGACCAAGTATGCGCTGGATTACTTTGAGCCTTGGCTTATTGCGGGGCAAGAAGGGGAGTTTGAGAACGCCCAGTTTAAGCGCTTGCCGCTGCCACATCATGATCAATCACTGTACTGGCTGTTTCGAGTGAAGCCCGACTTTACCAGTTATTTGAAAATCGTGACCAATGAAGAAGGTGAGCAGAAGATCCCACAGGATGTGTGCTCGTTCCGCATTGCCGGCTTATCGAAAGTGACGATTTCATCAGCGAATTCAGCCATGACAGGCGAACCCGATTTGCAGCCGACGAAAGTTTACTCAGCCACGATTCAAACGCCCGATTCACCGACGGAGCTAACCCGTTTTGTACTCAGACGTGAGCAGCTTTACAACATCGATGTTTGGCGTCGAGTCGGCGGCGGGATTTTCAACCCGAGCAAGTTTACCCGAATGATCTCGATACTCGAGCGCGCCACCCACCTTGGCGAGCGCAACGCGGTCAATTTCGTTGGGCTTGCCTGGCACAACGGCCAAGCGATTTTAAACGAAGGGCCGGACTCGTTCTTTACTGATCCAACGCAGCAGTGCCCATACCACAATTTGCAGTTCCCATCTGGCTCTCCGGAGCAGGGATTGCGTGTGATTGAAGCGTATCACGCTACATTCAAAAACAACGCAGCCTTGATGTTGTTGGTTTGGGGCTTGGGTGCGCACATCAAAACTTACTTAGGCTTTTGGCCTCATTACATGCTGAATGCAGGGAAAGGCGCGGGTAAATCGACACTGGTTAAGTCGCTCGAGCGCACGTTGGCATTCACCATGTTTTCTGGCCAGAGCTTGAAAACTGAGTTCCGTTTGCTGACATCGATATCGCACACCTCTCATCCTGTCGGTTGGGAAGAGCTCTCCGCTCAGGGTCAAGGCGTGATTGATAAAGCTGTGGCCATGCTGCAAGAGAGCTACCAATACACTATTACTCGCCGTGGTACGGACATGACGGAGTTCTTGAGTATTGCGCCAGTGCTGTTGGCGGGTGAAGACGTGCCGGTGCAATCGTTACTTGGCAAGCTGGTGCGTTCTGACTTGACCGGACGCAAGGGCGACATGATTCCCGATGAGTTGCCTCGTTTCCCTGTTAAAAACTGGATCCTGTACCTGACCTCTTACACTCGGCCACAAATGAAGCGTGCCTATCGTGAGTGCGTGGATTATCTCTCCACCCGTTGTATGGCCAAGCCGGACGACAACGGCGCGAACCGTATGCGTGATAACTATGCTTGTTTGATGCTGACGTGGCGTCTGCTGTGCGAGTTCACTGGCGTTGCAAGTAACTATGGCCATTTTGTTCAGGACTTGGTGACGGAGATGAATGCGCACATTCGCGAAACAGAAGCAGAGCGCGAGCCGTGGGTGTGGATTATGGAGCTTATCCTGGGCGAGATGGATGCCGGGCATTTCCGCCACCCGTTCTCTTTCGATTGGATTGAGGGCGAGCTGTGCTTGCTGGTTCGTACCAGTCACATCATGCAGCACATCAGCCAAAGCCCTGCATTGAAAGCCAAGTTTGACAGCTTGCCTGTGAAGAGCGATCGCATTCTGAAGAAGCAGCTCAAGGAAGCCAAAGTGGTGTTGAAAGATGGCCACGAGAAATCGATTAACGGCAAACGTGTTGCCAATTTTGTCGCTCTGGGCGTTGAGAACCTGCGCGAGTTCGGCCTGTTCCCAACCATTCCAGACGATGTTCGTGAGAAAGAAACTAACCAGTAAGGAGGGTTCATGAAAATTGAGTCGGTTGAAAGTACAACGTTGTTAATTACGGAGATTGAAAATTTCGACCCAGTGACAGTGCATCTCGAAAACTATGCTCCTGGGAAAGGTGGAATCACCATTGAATGTTTTGGTGAGGCTTGGTCGAGTAAATGGACAGCTATGGGAGGGCGGCGAGTTGAACAGTTTTTTGTTGATTGCGACGAACATTATTTGGCAGGGCGTCTATCAAGCATCAGTTGTGAAATTGATGACTTTGAGAAATTTGCAGAGGTCGTCAAACGGAAGGTTCTGAAGCTTCGTAGGGACAATGAGATGGGGAAGAGTGAAGCCAGAGAGTTATTCGATGAAATACCAGATGACTTTGAGTCTCGGCTGACTTGTTCAATGTATGAGCCGCTGTTGAGAAAGGTTATTGGTTTCGAATGGTGGTGGGAAGTTCCTTCTAAACCGAATCATAAATACGAGTATCTGACCAAGTTGATTACTTATGTTCAATCAGGGTTAAAGCAGCACTTTAAAGCAGACGATGTTCGTGAGAAAGAAACTAACCAGTAAGGAGGATTCATGAATAGCTATAAATTTAAGTTTTCAGTTAAGGGAAAGGTATCAGTAAAGGGAGATGGTCATTGTAAAGGGAATGACATTAATGAAGCGTATTCGAATGCAAGGAGTGGAATTGCTAAGCAGTTATCTGTGAACGAAGAAGCGGTCTTTATTTCTAGTTTAAAGACAACTAAATGAGCAAGGAGACAGTATGGACTTATTCGACATTCAGCGCCTAGCTGGTGCAGTGCTAGGGCTAACAGATGATGAGACCGATGAAGTCATCGATACAGACGAAGATTTCGATACTCCATTACTTGAAAAGTTCGGCATTGATTTGGATACCTTTGGAAATGTAGCAGAAGCCTTATTGCCTTTGACTCCAATGATTTCGTCACCACTAACAAAAACGGTTTACCACGCTTTTGTTCGTCAGCTTGGTAACGGTGATTGTTTAGCAATTTGTAAGCGTAAAGTTGAACTAGAAAATCCAAAGGAGGCTGACGTTCATGGCATTCCACCAACTCAAGATTAAACCCGAGCACCTAGAAGCCATTATCGCTGGCGATAAAACCTTTGAAATTCGCAAGAACGACCGTGATTTCAAAGTAGGTGACCGAGTGACGCTGATTGAAACCGACGGAAAACGCTATCTCACTATCCGGATTAAGTACATCACGGATTACGCACAGCAAGATGGCTATGTCGTTTTTTCTTTCGACTGGATTAGTGGGGGAATATTAATAGGGGAAGAGAAAAACGGTGTGTTACCGATGAGCTTTTCTGAACTAAGGGATCTGAAGTGAATAACTACATTGCAGCTTACTTAAACGAAAACGGCGCGGTAGCGGTTAGCCCCAAAACCAATGAAGTCGTCAATATGCAGCTTGGCTCTTTTCCAAGTTTTAACGATGCGGTCGAACATGCTTGTGATGTGCTGGAAGGACGCATTATCGCCGAGGGAGTACTACACCGAGAAACCGGATTTGGTGGCTTCCTGATTTGTAACGAAGACGAGCTTGAAAAGCTCAACCAAGAGGTAAAGAAAGATGCCTAAATCTAAGCAAAAACCCCTTAACCATATCGCGAAAATGATCGTTGAAGTCTATGAAGATGCAGGACTTGATCAACCTTACATCAACGGTAAAAAGCACGATATGAGTAGCCATGAGAATAAGTTCGAGACGCTGGCCAGCGCCATCAATCTCGATGCTGGTAATCGTAAGCGCTTGGCTGAAAAGCTAGGCATTTCCTCTCTGCACCTCGATGTCACTGTTCGAGTGCTGAATCATCATTGTTAATTTAACCAACGCAATTTTGCGTCGGTTGATTTGCAGCCCTGAATTTTCAGGGGAGCTAATCCAACGCCCACAAAATTGTGGACGTTAAAAACTAAACCGAAGAAGGTAAATATTATGAATAACAATATGCCAGTAGCCCCAACGCTTGAAGTGGTTGATGGGAAAGTGATGACCACTTCATTAGTGGTTGCAGAGTATTTTGGTAAGCGACATGACAACATTTTGAGAGCAATAAGAACATTAGATTGTTCAGAAGAGTTTTGTGCCCTCAATTTTGAGGGCACAAAGTATGAAATAAAAAAAGGCGAAGCTAGAGACATGTTTCGCATGACCAAAGATGGTTTCACTTTCCTTGTGATGGGTTTTACTGGAAAACTCGCTGCTGAGTTTAAAGAAGCCTACATCAATGAGTTCAATCGCATGCAAGAGCAGCTAGCTAACCAAGGCTTACCGTTTTGGAATAAGGCGTCTATTCCTCCGCATGACAAGTTTCTAGAGAAAATGGTTGTAGAAGCAGGTCGTGGAAACCGTTATGCCGCAGAAATTTTGCAGCTTAAATATGAACTTAGCCCACTTCAATCTAAGCGATACCGTTGTCCGGAGTGTCAAACAATCATTAGTTCAGCCACTGCAGAGGAAGTGCCAAAACTAAAATAGAGGCGGCAAAACTATGCTTTAGGCTCCAACACACCTATGGGATTCCATAGATCGTCCCATAGGTTTTTTAGCGCCGCAGGCGGCAACCCAAGGCGCAAAAAATGAACAGTTTGAATGTAAGTGATTGAATTTTGGAAAATCAGAAAAACACCTCCCATAAGATCATCGGTTTTTTCTGATCTCCCCGTGCCCCTAGAATCGTTTTGGGCAGACGAAAGGTTTGACAACAATGAAATGCGCAGCTTACACTTATCCGGTAACCGCAAAATCGGTTACTCGGATTAGCACCCGAAGATACTTAACGGAGCCTATTAGACGCTCTTTAAATGCGTCTTTTTTGTTGGGCTGCGCTCGCGCACACCTAGATATTATGGGAGCTCGGGCGGGGGCGACTTCGGTCGCGCCGGATTCCGTTAAGGCCGGTAGTGCTAACCCCGTTCGAGCTGCCACCCATGCGAGATTAGCACCTCCGAGTGGCAGTCATATGCTACTTAACGGAGATTTCTAGCATGACTGCAAAAATTGTTACCTTTCCTGCTCGCCGTGAAACTATCGCGGATTCACTCTCACTTATTCAGCAATATTGGCTCATCCAGCAGTACAAAGCAGATCCTGCGGAACACGTTGCGCTGCACGCCACTTGGCATTTACTGGTGTGTAAGCTCGCGAAAGAGCAGCCAGAGCTATTCAAACATGTTTCTCTTCATCCTAATTTGAAAGAGGTTCTGCACGACGTGCGGAGCTAGGGAGGAAACATTATGTATCCACAAAAACAAGCACCAGTTTTTCATTCTCAAGAGTTAAGTAGCCTTTTCTTGGGGGATACCCCTGTTCGAATTGATAAGTTTGAACGCTACTGCTTGAACGATATCCATAAAGCCGCAGGTGGTGAATCGAGGCATCAACCGAGTAACTGGCTACAAAACAAAGAGACGCAACGTTACCTTGATGAACTGGCTAGCGTTACGCTTGGTGAGAGTTCATGGGATTCTATGATCTCTGATGACCGTTGCTGGAATTCCAGCAACGCCTCTGATAACCGTTCATGGAATTCCATGAACGGTCAGAAACAACTTGTGGAATCAATACAAGGCGGTTTGTTGCAGGGGACTTGGGCGGTGCGTTTGGCTGCGCTTGATTACGCGCGTTGGCTTAGCCCAACATTACATGTACAAATGGTGATGTTGTTGGATGCAGCAGATAAGGGGCAAATGCAGGTAACTGATATTGATCACATGGATAAAGTTCGCTTTGTCAAAGAGATGGGAGAGCAGCTTGGACTTAGCACAGCACAACAGCTGTCTTTGTTAGCACCGACATTGCAAGCCTATGGTCTTGCATTGCCTGATGGAGATAGACATCAAAACGAATCTCCCAACACTTCCACTGTCGGTTCTCTGAGACCGTCAGTGCCCGCAGCGAAAACCGATTGGGCTTGGGTATTAAAGCAATACTTCGAGATGCTGAACAACCTTGAGGTGAACAAAACAACGCACCCTTATGCCTTTGAAGAAGGCCTCTTCCTGACTCGCACGAGCTATATCATCAACTGCTTGTATCAAAACAAGAAAGTTTGGGCACGCATGGCACGGCATGGCCTGACTTCTGACCGTTTGCTCAAGCGTTGGTGTAAAGCGCAGGGCGTGGTGGTTCAGGATGGCAAAGAAAAGAGCATACAAGCGCGCCGAGTGGCGAACTGCTGCTGTTTTTCCTTGCAAGCATTGAGTGAGCTTGGCATTGAGCTATAGGGGGCGTGATGTTAGTGAAACTCAGCCTTTGGCGAAAACTCCGGTTTACTGAGGGCAGTGCGCCAGATGTGCGTATCTGTCGTAGGGAAATCGATTTAGGCACGTTGCCAGGGAAAAGAATTGGACGTTCATATTACGTTGATTTGGAAAAAGAGAAGAAATCGAGCGGTGATCCTTTCTTGGATGACCTGCTTTCTCACTAATATGTACTGAGGTGACCGTGCCACGTCCAAGAAGTAGTAAGTATAGAGACCTCCCTGAAGGTCTCTATTTTAAAGGTAAGAAAGGGTACGTCTTTCGGCGTATCGATAACAGCTGTAAATCTCTTGGCCACGACAAGAGCCGAGCAATCGCTCTGGCCAGAAGATACAACGCCACTTATCGGGTTGACCCTGAAATCGCTCATCCGGTCAATCTCGACCTCATTAAACCGCATCATCGCAAGTCTGTTGAACGGCTTTCTACGTTCTTTGCTCGAGTATCGGCGCGATATGCGGCCGATGAAAAGCCGACAAAAGAGACGTTGGCCATGTTTGATAGCCGTTTAGAAAAGCTCGATACCTTGCTTGGTGACAGAGTGGGTATGTCCATCACTTTGGACGATGTGAACCTGGTGCTCGATGCCGTTGCTGCAGGTAAATCAAATAATGTCTTCAACCGCTGGATAGCGTTTATGTCGAAGGTGTTTGATTACGCGATCGATGAATCGGTGATGGTCGACAATCCGGCCAAACGCAAAAAGCGTAAACCGAAGGAGGAGAAGCAACGCCAGCGACTAACGCTCTCTGAATATAAATCGATTTGGGCCATCGCTCCTCAGTGGATGAGGGTTGCAATGGACCTCTCTCTCGAGACAACGCACGCGGTTAATGAGATATGTGCGATGAAATACGAGGATATCACCATGCTCGATGCGCCAGTTCTGGAAGATGGTGTTGAGGTGTTTGGGTATCTGCGCATTCATCGCCGTAAGGTAAAAAAGAAGGAAGCAAGCCGAGTGGTTATACCTGTGACAAGGTCACTGCTGAATATTATTGAAGCGAGCAAGGACAATATTGATTCACCTTACGTGGTGCATCGTCTGCCGGAAAAACGCAGCAATGATGTAAGCCAGTATTGTGATCACCTCACTCAGGTGAACCGAAAATATCTGAGCCGCTTTTTTTCCAAGTTACGGGACCAGGTGAAGGTCAAAAAAGGTGTGTCTGCAGACTGTCGGCCAACGTATCACGAGATTCGAGGGCTGAGTATTCACTTGTACGATAAGGCTGGCCACGACGCTCAAGCACGCGCTGCACACACGGACTCTCGCAGTACCAAGATATACAAAGAGGGTCATGAGAAGTGGGTTCAGGTACCCGCTGTCGAGCTGGCGATTTGGGGATAATATTGGAACCAGTTTTGGAACCATTTTGGAACCGCCTTGTTTTGAGGCGGTTTTCTTAGGGTGTAAAAAAGCCCGTAACTCATTGAATTACGGGCCTTAGGTGTATGGTCGGACTGAGAGGATTTGAACCTCCGACCCCCGACACCCCATGACGGTGCGCTACCAAGCTGCGCTACAGTCCGATGGCAGTTACTGTAATGGTAAGGAGGTGACTCGTCAACACTTTGTTTATCAACAATAAAAGCTAGGCGACAGAATGAACAGTTTGTATAAAAAAGA